CACCCAACGTGGTTTACCTGCACCTGTAATTTGGCTTAGTTTTTCACCTTGACCTTCTCTAAAATTATATTGAGCAGGTGAAAGCCATTTACTACCTAAGTCTTGACCATCTTTACTAGTTATGCCATATAATTTTAAATTACTTGGCTCACTATGACCTTTACGTAATTGTGCTCCACCTTGTGCTGTAGGATCCCATGCATTAACTTCATCTTGATCCATCCAAACGTTTAACAAACCACCGTCTTTACTAATAAGTGAAAACGCTTCTTTATCTTGATTGTTTGACTCACGTATGTTCTGTGGAAACTTTTTAGCGTAGAAACTAAAAGTAGGTTCGTCTAAAAATACTGTTTCTTTATCTGTAAAATCACCAGAGTTACTTATATCGTATGCTTTTGGTGCTTCTAATGCACTTTTTTGTAAAGCTAAGTTTAGTGCTGCTTTATTTTTATAGTCAAGTAATTTAAAGTCCATGACCAATTTATTAATATTTTCTTGTTTTTTCAAACCTACAGTTTTTAAAGCTTGATCGTAAGACCTTTCATCTTTACGTTTATTAAAGAAGTATTTTAATGTAGCTTCGCTTAGAGCTGTTGGCCAATCATCGCCTTTAGTTCCTGCTTGTGCTAAACTTAAACCAAACAACATAATAGGCATGCTTTTGTCTGGCTTTTGTATAAACTCTTCGTAGTCCATGTTATAGACTTGTTCTGCAGCTTCACCAAATATTTTCTTTAGTTCGTCATCAGTAAAGTTCATCTCGTCAGTAAGCTTTTGAACTTCTAATAGTTTTTCTGTGCCTTCTGTGTTTTCTTGATTTTGTGTCATCCATGCAGCATTTGATGCATTAAACATCTGACGTATGCTTAAATTACTGTCATCATCAGTACCGTCAAAACCTAGTTCCTCGGTGACATAGTCTGCCATGTCTGTACCTAAATTTATATCTGGTTTAGGTAGATTAGAATCAAAAGCTAGAGTTTCTATCCCTTGAGGAGATATCATAGGTGTATCAGGTCTAGTAATTTGCAGTTGGCTATTAACTAAGTCATTAACCATGTTTCTAGGTAGACCTGTTTGTTGTACTATGGTTTCTATAGGTGTGTTTTGACCTATTAGCTGATTAGCTAAATCAATGCTTAGTTGCTCTTGTTGTAACTGAGCTGGGTTCATTACCATTAGGTAAGTGCTCCGTATGCAGCAATTGCTGTACCTAAACCTTGCATTAAACTATTGCTAGGTGCACTTGTTGAACTTTGTGTTAAAGTTTGACCGCCAAGAGCAGGGGCAAATCCTGCTGCTAACTGACCTACCTGACCAAAGGTTTGTAAAGGTAAGTTGTATTGACCTAAGAAGTTTTGGTAAGCTAAGTCTAGTCCTGCTTGTTGCTGACCTCTTTGCATGCCACCTACTCCTAAAAGTCTATTAATATCTTGTCCCATTAAACCGCTCACACCTTGACCTAAACCTGCTATCTGTTGTCCTACATTAGCACCGTATTGACCTGCTTGTAAGCCTGTGGTAGAAATATCTCTTCCTACACCGCCAAGTATATTACTTAAACCTGTGCCTAAACTACCTAAACCACCAGCCACGTTACCCATTTGACCTGCTAAGTTACCGTAAAGTTGGCTAGTTTGTAATTGTCTACGTTGTTGTTCTTCAAATGCTTGTTGTGCTTGCTGTTGAGCTTGGCTAAATCCAGCACGACGTATGCCTCCCACTGCTTCTGTAGCACCTCTACCAAATTGTCTTGCTATATCTTCTTGAGTTAATCTACCACGAGAACCACCAAATGCACCACTAGCTACTTGTCTAGCTCTTTCACCTATATCAGCTTGACCGTATTGTCTACCGATGTCTTGTAGCGTTTGTTGAACAACTTGCTCTTCATATGGATTATAGAATTGACCTGCCATTCTAGGGTCAAAGCCACCTATACCACCTAAAGCTATATCCTGAGCTGTTTTAAATTCACCAGGCAAACCACGGAGGATGCCTGCTGCTTCACGTACAGCCCCTGCTCCTTCACGCCCTGCTTGTTGTAAGTATTCTGTACCTAAACCAGTAGCTCTACCCACATCTCTTAAACCTTGTTCCCCTAGTTCTTCGGCTCGGCGTATATAAGGCATGTAAGCACCAGCACTTTCCCCTGCTAGTCTAAAAGCTTGTTGTTCCGCAGGGGTAAAACCTGCTATGCGTTCACCAGTGTAAGTGTAAGGTGTAGCACCTTCAACACCCATACCTAATATTCTATTAACTAATTCTTGATTGAGTAAGGGTAATATGCCAGGAACATTGGCTCCTGGAACACCAGCAAAAAATTGTTGTAAAAATTGTGGTGGTAAACTCTCTACCCTTGCAAACTGTTGTGTTTCTGCCATTATGCTCTACCTAGCCCCATGCGTTGTGCTTTTTGTTCGTTATTGTCCATCATAGCGTATAGCATCGCTATGCCTTGATTGTGGTTACCGTTACCTATGCCTTTTACAGCTTGCTTAGTCATTACAAACTCACCGTCGGCGAGCAGTGCTGGTATAGTATCTTCATCACCTGATCCGTTAGGATCACTTAGATCACCTCCCGAATTACGTAAATCTACCTCAGGCATTGCTCCACCGTCGGCGAGTCTTGCTACACCGCCATCTTTAGCAGCCATAACTGGTTGTTGACTAAATTCAGGGAAGGCTAACATACCGTAATCTTGGTCTTGCTTTGCTAACATTTCTAAATAAGTTTGTGTAATAGGGTCTACTGCTCCTGGCATAGCACTAGCTAATGAAGTACTAGCAGAAGGTATACCAGCTGTTCCGTAAACATCACTTAAAGTTGCTGGTGTAAGTCCTCTTGTTAAATATTGACCTCCCATTGCTGCTGGCATTTGTGCACTGCCTTCTTCGCCACCAAGACCTGCTAAAGTTGCAGCTCCTATACCACCCACACCTAGTTTTTGTAAAGGTGTTAAAGATTTAAAACTTAAACCTAAAGGAGTTGTACCATAATTAGTTCCTAATAATGCATTAGAAGCCTGAGAACCTAAGTTTTGAAAGAATCCACCTATGCCTTGTCCTGTAGTAGCTGGTGCTCCAAAACTTATAGAACCTCCGCCACCTTGTAGACCAGCACCTTGTGCAAAGCTTGCACCACCATAAACTTTAGCAGCACTGGTTAAAGATTGACCTAAACCTCTTCCTTCAGCTAATGAGCCTACTCCTTGTCCTATCGCAGCACCCATGGCTGCAGAACCAGCAGGACCACCAACGGCGAATCCTACTACTGTAGCGATGTCCCTTAGATTCTTTTTGAAAAACTTTTTAATACCCATCAGTTACCTTTCGTTACTCTTTTCATTTTCTCAAATGTACGTAAGCCACCTAAACCGAGCATGCCCATTAGGATGGTGCTGAGTTGAGCAAATTCAAACTCAGGTAAAGTAATAGTATAACCTGAAAGTGCGAGGATAGTAGCTAAAATAGGACTTAAAATGAAGTGATAACCTAAAGCCACAGCACATATCCAACCGACCATGGGTCGCCATCCAGCTACAAATATGCTAGGATGTTGTGCTTCTGCTTTGTTTAACTCTATTTGTGCTAAATTAGCATTATGTAAAGACATCTCCATCTCATGTTTAAGCGTGGCTTTTAAGTCTTTATCTATTATAAATTTATCTACTACGCCACTTACTGCGTCTATTAATTTATTTTGTATCATTTTGTTTTTTCTTTATGTCTCTTTCTTGCATTAATATTTTTAATTCATGCCAGCGATAAAATCTTTTATTAACGTCATCCCAGAACCATCCTTTGTAATCGTATACTTCACTCATTGGATCTTTATTTTCTACCGACATATAAACCAAACCATGCTGCACCTGCACCCACTATAACTGAAACAAATGCACTTTGTGCGTTAGTGGGGTCTTGTAAAGTCATAAACCACTCTGTGGTTCTATAAAAAGCTAAACCATATAAACTAATTAAAAGTCTAGGAAAGACTCTCCATTTATCAAAGCCTTCTGCTAAATTGTACCATGTTCTACCTTCGTTAACATTGATTTCAATTTTTTGAGCTTCTTTCATTTGTTCGTCTATAGTCATAAAAGAAATTGTTAGCTATTTGTATTATTGTATATTAATTTGACTAATTTGATAAATTTTTCTTGTGGTAAATCATTTTTTAAGAAATTAATAATTTTACCAACAAGTTGGATATTTTCAATGTGATAACTATCAGTAGAGTTGATACGGTCAATAGATATATTAAAATCGGATTCCTCATCTGTTCCTCTTTTAAACGTTAGTTCTTGTCCTGTTAAGGCACATTTACCTTCTTGTTTTGCGTATAGTATATATAATTCTTGAGGTGTAACGTCCCAATTTATTCCTTGTTTTTTACGTACATGTTTTAGTTGAACACATAAATTTTGCATGTAATTAATAGGATTACTATTAATTTTTTCGTAACGTCTTTCTAGTTTACAGGTATTACATTGAGTGCTGTTCTTTTTAGTTTGGTCAAACTCCTTAACAGGCTTTTTAGTACCGCACCAAGTACACTTACGAAGTTGTGACACTGACAGTACCGAGTGTTCCTGTTAAGCCAAAACCTAAGTCATTATTAACGTAAAATTGAGAACTAAATAAGTCTCTCCATCTAGTACCATCCCAACATTGAAGAGTGTCTGTGTTGGTATTAAATATTATAGAACCTGGATTATAAAAGCCTTCATTACGTTCATTTGTGTTTACTTGACTAGTGTTTTGAGGATCAAATTGACCTAAGTTAATTTCTAATACACGTACTAGCCTATTATAGGTGTCAGACGTTACCTGAGGCTCCATACTGATAGGCAGTCGAGTAGGTAATAGTTTAGCCATTATCTCCTTCCGTCAGTCTGTATATCTAATCTAGTGGCTCCTAAACGCCAACCTACATCACTGTTACCTGAGTTAGGAGCGTCGTCATCTGATTCTAATCGAAAAACTATTTGTCGTGCTCTGGCTCTTACATCTGCTTTAGATGTATTGCTTTCTATCACGCTTGTACTAGCGGTGGTTAACGTATCTCCAGGATAGTTACGTGTCTTTAATACTGCGTTTACTTGTCCTGCAGCACTGTTACTTAAAAACTTGATATCAGGAATAATTCTACGCACAAAACCAAAACTTTCACCGTCGCCTATATCAAAGTCACTGCTTTCTATAAAGACGTTAGTCATAGGACTACCGTCAGCATCATAACCAAACTCATGTTCGTATAGGTATTGACTTTCTGTAGCTCTAGGGTAACCTACTACACCTTTATCTATCCAAGCTGTTCTAGTAAGTTCACCGATAGTCCAAACTTGTTCTGCGTAATTGTAGACTACGTATTTATCTATGTTCAAGTTACTGCCAGAAGGATAATACCAACCGACTTCATTAAACTCACTATTACTAAAAGCAAATATTTTAAAAGCTTGACCTGCGTTTAAATTATCAAAAACATAACTTAAAACGGTGCAAGGAACTTTTTGTACTGCTCCGTTATACACGTAAAAGCTGTCATAACCCATCCAATACACTCCAGCAGGAGTGGTGACAGCACCTTTAGGACTAATTAAACCTGTGCTATCATTAATTAAATTAACTCCAAAAGTATAGGGAGGTCCTGTAAACTGCATTGAATACAAAGCTATGTCTGTCCAAATAAGTATTTCCTGACGTGCTTTTACAGCACCGATAATTTGACTGCCTTCAGAAATTCTTAAACTACCTGCTGTGTTTGTATTTAACGGTTCAAACTCAGTAGCATTTTCTTGGTCACTAAAAGCTATCAACATAGGGTCAATAGAACCTGTGCGCACACCACCAGAAAGTGGGTCGGCTCCTAAAACTACTACATGTCTGTCGGTTTCACTAACTATAGTTTGTAGTCCTACTGTAGGAACTTGATTCGCACCACTTAAACTGCTTAGTTCTACA